CATGCGTTTAGAGATGAAACAAAAAATAGTATATTTAATTTAGTAAAAATATACGAACAAATAGATTATAACGAAGAAATGGCTAGTTCGCTAGGTATTACACAAGGAAGTTTTCAATGGGTTAATGGTAAAAAAGATACACAGGTGATTTTTTATCCAAACAAAAACGGTAGATTTAAAGTAAGCTGGACACCTCAAGTTCATTTACAAAACAACGTTATAATTAAAAATGGTGTTAAGTGGCCTGGAAATGAACACATGGGTGCTTTTGGTTGTGATAGCTACGATATATCAGGAACTGTAGATGGTGTAGGTTCTAAAGGTGCTTTACACGGATTAACTAAGTTTAGTATGGAAAGCGCTCCAGCTAACAGCTTTTTTCTAGAGTACCTAGCTAGACCACAAACCGCAGAGATGTTCTTTGAAGATGTTCTAATGGCATTAGTATTTTATGGGATGCCTATACTCGCAGAGAACAATAAACCTCGTCTATTGTATTATTTACGAAGACGTGGCTACAGGGGTTTTAGCATGAATAGACCTGATAAAGTTTGGAATAAATTATCTACTGCAGAAAAAGAAGTTGGTGGAATACCCAACTCAAGTGAAGATATAAAACAAGCCCATGCTGCTGCAATTGAAATGTACATACAAGATCACGTGGGGTTAAATCAAGAAGGAGAGTTTGGTGATTGTTATTTTAATGAGTTGCTAAATGATTGGGCCGCATTTGATATAAATAAAAGAACAAAGCATGATGCGTCAATAAGTTCTGGTTTAGCTATAATGGCAAACAACAGACATTTGTATGCTCCTAACGCAAAGGTTGAAAGACCTAAGCTAAATATAAACATAGCTAAGTATTCTAATACTGGCAACATATCTAAATTAATATAAATTAATATGATTACAACTTTAAATTTCCCGAGCCAAGCTGTTAGCGATGCTGAAAAATTAAGCTATGAATATGGCTTAAAAGTAGGTAAAGCTATTGAGTCAGAGTGGTTTAATAATAATAGAAGGGGAAATAAATATCTTAATACAAAAAACCAGTTTCACAAACTAAGACTTTACGCTAGAGGAGAGCAACCTGTACAAAAATATAAAGATGAATTATCTATTAACGGTGATTTATCTTATCTTAACTTAGACTGGAAACCAGTACCTATTATACCTAAGTTTGTAGATATACTAGTAAATGGAATTGCTGAAAGAATGTATGATGTAAAATGCGTATCTACAGATACACACGGCGTTGACAAAAGAACTAAGTACATGGAGTCAATGCTAAGAGATATGCGATCTAGAGAGTTTAATGACTATGCTGAAGAAAACTTTAACGTAAAAACAAGAGAAAATCCTAAAGAGACTTTACCAGACACTGAGGAGGAATTAGCTTTACACATGCAGTTAAGTTACAAACAATCTATTGAAGTTGCTGAAGAGCAAGCATTAAAAGTTTTGTTTGAAGGTAACAACTACGAGCTTACTAAAAAAAGATTCTATAGAGACTTAACAGTTTTAGGTATTGGAGCTGTAAAAACTTGTTTTAACACATCTGAAGGTACTACAATAGAATATGTTGACCCAGCTGATTTAGTTTATTCTTACAGCAAGTCACCTTATTACGAAGATATATACTATGTTGGTGAAGTAAAGTACATACCATTAAACGAGTTAGTTAGACAGTTTCCACATTTAAGCCAACAAGAATTAGAGGATATATCTAAAAACAAATCAACAGTAAATCAAGCCCATGGAATGCACTCTAACCAAGAGGAGATTGATGACAATAAAGTTCAGGTTTTATATTTTAACTATAAAACTTATATGAACGAGGTTTACAAAGTAAAAGAAACTGCTACAGGCGCTGACAAAGCTATATTGAAAGACGATACATTTAACCCGCCAGAAAACATGGACGGTACTTTTGCTAGAGTTTCAAGGGCAATAGAGGTCTTGTATGATGGGGCAATGGTTCTTGGTACTAAAAAATTATTAAAATGGGGCTTATCACAAAACATGCTTAGACCTAAAAGTGATTTTACTAAAGTTAAAATGAACTACAGTATAGTTGCACCAAGACAATACAATGGTAAAATTGAAAGCACTGTAAGTAGAATAACTGGTTTTGCTGACATGATACAGCTTACACATTTAAAATTGCAACAGGTATTATCACGTATGGTACCAGACGGTATATATTTAGATGCTGATGGTCTAGCTGAAATAGATTTAGGCAACGGCACAAACTATAATCCACAAGAAGCTTTAAACATGTTTTTCCAAACAGGTTCGATTATAGGTAGATCAATGACTGCTGATGGTGATGGTAATCCAGGTAGGATGCCAATACAAGAAATAGCTAGTGGTAGTGGTGGTCAAAAAATGGGTAGTTTAATTCAAACTTACAACTACTATATGCAGATGATTAGAGATGCTACTGGTTTAAACGAAGCTAGAGATGGTAGTTCGCCAGATAAAAATGCTTTAGTTGGTATTCAAAAAATAGCAGCTGCTAACTCTAACACGGCAACAAGACATATATTACAAGCTGGTTTGTTTTTAACACAAGAAGTTGCTGAATCTTTAGTATTAAGAATATCTGATATACTAGAGTATTCACCGACAGCAAAAGCTTTTATACAGCAAATAGGTAGTCATAACGTTGCTACGTTAAAAGAAATGAAAGATTTACATTTATATGATTTCGGTATACATATAGAGTTGACTCCTGATGAAGAAGAAAAGCAAATGTTAGAAAATAACATTCAAATGGCGCTGCAAAAAGGTATAATAGAATTAGAAGATGCTATCGATATTAGAGAAATAAAAAGTTTAAAACTTGCCAATCAATTGTTAAAGTTGCGTAGAAAAAAGAAAATGGAAAAGGATCAGCAAATGCAACAGCAAAACATGGAGAAGCAGTCTCAAACTAACCAACAAGCTGCGCAAGCAAAAGCACAGTCAGATATGCAGGCAAATCAAGCTAAAATGCAAGGAGAAATGCAGTTAGAACAAACTAGGGCTCAAATGAGAATGCAACAACTAGAAGCTGAAATGCAGTCTAAAAAAGAACTAATGCAATTAGAGTTTGAGCTAAACATGCAGTTACGTAAAATGGAAATGCAAACCGCTTCTCGTGGAGAGCAAGTTAAAGAAGATCGTAAAGATGAAAGAACAAAAATACAAGCCACACAACAAAGTGAAATGATAGATCAAAGAAATAATGGTAAAGCACCTAAAAACTTTGAGTCTGCAGGTAATGATAATATAGGTGGCGACTTCAACCTAGCAGACACTATGTAAAAAATTATTAATTATTATTATATTATATTATGGAAGAAACAAAAGAAGGGCCAGTTGTAGATAATACAGTTGGAAAGTTAAAAGTAAAGAAAAAAATGAAAAAAATTAAATCTAATCCTGAAGGAGATGTAGCAAAGGTAGATTTAAAAAAACCAATAGAACCAAAGCAAGATGAAGTTAAAGAGGATAACCCTGTCGACGAGGGAGTGGTTACAGAGCTTAGTGATGCCGACACCACAGAAAAACAAGAAGAAGTACAACCGGAAGTTGAAGCACAAGAAGCTCCAGTATTAGAAGAAGTTACTGAAGAAGAAGTTAAAGAGGTAGCAGAAGAAATAGCTGAAGAAATAATAGAAGCTAAAGAAACTGGCAAAGCAATACCAGAGAATTTACAAAAAGTTGTAGATTTTATGGAAGAAACTGGTGGTACTTTAGAAGACTATGTAAAACTTAATCAAGATTTTACAGGCTATGAAGATAAAGAGTTGTTAAGGGAATATTACAAAACTACAAAATCTCATTTAAATCAAGATGAAGTTGACTTTTTAATAAATGAAGAGTTTTCTTACGACGAAGAAATAGATGAAGATAAAGATATTAAAAGAAAAAAGATAGCACTAAAAGAGCAAGTAGCTCGTGCTAAAAGCCACTTAGACGGGCAAAAGTCTAAATACTATGAAGAAATCAAAGCTGGGTCAAGGTTAACACCTGAAGCTCAAAAAGCTATGGACTTCTTTAATAGGTACAACAAACAGGAAGAAGAAAGTAGAAAAGTAGCTGATAGCCAAACCACTACGTTTGTTAACAAAACTAATCAAGTTTTCAACGATACATTCAAAGGTTTTGAATACAAAGTTGGAGACAAAAGATATAGAGTTAATGTTAAAAATGGTGATGAGGTTAAGAAAACTCAAAGTGACTTAAATAATTTTACTAAAAAGTTTTTAGATAAAAATAATATGATGTCGGATGCAATGGGTTATCATAAGTCTCTGTTTACAGCAATGAATTCAGACGCTATTGCTAATCACTTCTATGAACAAGGTAAGGCGGATGCTTTAAAAGATAGTGTTGCTAAATCAAAAAATATCAACATGGATCCTAGAGAGTCTATGCCTGCTAACAATAATACTAGCGGACCTAAGTTCAGAGTAATTGACGATTCAACATCTTCTTACGGTTTTAAAAAAAGAAAGTAAATAAATATTAATTTAAAAATAACAAAATTATGAGTTTAACTCCAGGGGGCTTATTGAATAAAGTGCCAGCCCCAACTAAACAAGCTTTAGGAAGTAACTATATAGACTTTACGTCTGCTACTACTAAAGGTTGGGCACAACAATACTTACCAGATTTAATGGAAGCGGAAGCTGAAGTGTTTGGTACAAGGACAGTTTCTGGTTTCCTATCACAAGTAGGAGCTGAAGAAGCTATGTCATCTGACCAAGTTATTTGGTCTGAGCAAGGTAGATTACACTTAGCTTACACAGGTACTGCTACAACATCAGGTACTGTTAGTAAAGTTGTATTAACTTTTGATATTGATGGAAACGCAGTTGCTACATCTGGTGTAGATCACGGTGTAAGAATTGGCGATATGGTATTAATTAGTGATGCTGACGCTGAAATTAGAGCTTACGTTTCTGCTGTTGACGAAGACGAACTTACTGTATTACCATACGATAGACAAGATTTAGCTGATGTTAACTCTTCGCCTGCTGTATTAGGAATTGCAAACGGTACTGTTAAGTTATTCGTATTTGGTTCTGAATTTACTAAAGCTAGCGAAGGTAGAACAGTTGCTAACGCACCTAAATTCAAAACTTTCCATAACAAGCCAATCATCATGAAAGACTACTACGAAGTAGCTGGATCTGATGTTACGCAAATTGGATGGGTTGAAGTTACTGGTGAAGAAGGACAAAATGGTTACTACTGGTACTTAAAAGCTGAAGGAGACACTAGAGCTCGTTTTGCTGATTACACTGAAATGGCTATGATTGAAGCTAGAAAAGTTGGTGCTCCTGCTGGAACAACAATGACTCAAGCAACATCTCCAACATTTACTAACGGTGGTTCTCTTGCAGGTACTGAGGGATTATTTGCTGCTATCGAAGATAGAGGTAATATTTCTGAAGCTGTAGTTTCTACTGGTGGTACTGCTGCTAACTTAGTTAGATTTGATAACATCTTAAAAGAGTTTGATAAGCAAGGTGCTATTGAAGAAAACATGCTTTTCTTAAACAGAACTGCTGCTTTAGGATTTGATGACATGCTAGGACAACTAGGTGCTTTCATTACTGGTAACAATGCTGGTGCTGGTGGTGCTTCTTACGGTGTGTTTGAAAACGACGCTAACATGGCTTTAAATTTAGGTTTCAACGGTTTCAGAAGAGGTTCTTATGACTTCTACAAAACTGACTGGAAATACTTAAATGACAAGTCTACTAGAGGTAGCTCTGCTGCTCAACTAGTTAAAGGTGTTGTCGTTCCTGCTGGTGTATCTACTGTATACGATGGAACTTTAGGTAAAAACTTAAAGAGACCATTTTTACACGTACGTTACAGAGCTGGAAACGGTGAGGACAGAAAGATGAAGTCTTGGGTGACTGGTTCAGTTGGTGGAAACATTACATCTTCTTTAGATGCGATGCAAATTCACATGTTGACTGAAAGATGTCTAATTGTTCAAGGTGCTAACAATTTCATGTTAATGAAATAAGCATTAAACATTAAAAGAACCGGGGCTTCGGCCTCGGTCCTTTTATTTTATTAATTTATATTATATTATATTATGGCAAAAAAAGAAAAAACAAAAGAGGTGGTTGTTGAAACACCACCGGTTATGGAAACTCCACAACCAAAAGCAAAAGTTAAACCTACAAAACCAGTATGGGAGGTTAAAGACAGAAGGTATGTTCTTAAAAGAGGGTTAACTCCTTTGACTTACACTATTGCTTCTTCAGAATTATTTTATTTTGATGAAGAAAAAGGTTATGAAAGAGAAATAAAATACTGCGAAAACCAAAGAACAGTTTTTGTAGATGAAATGAAAGGTCAACACATGATGTCTCACATAACTTTTAGAAATGGAATGTTAATTGTTCCAAGAGAAAAAAGAATTTTACAAGAATTTTTAAGTAATTACCACCCAAAAAGAGGTAGGTTATTTGAAGAGATCAAACCTAAAAAAATAGCAAGCGATCAACTTGAAAGTTTTCACGCTGAAATAGATGCTTTAGTAACAGCTAAAGATTTAGACATAGATACTTTAGAAGCTATTATGCGTACAGAGATTGGATCTAAGGTATCAGAGATGAGTTCTAAGGAGCTTAAAAGAGATGCACTTATATTTGCAAAGCAAAACCCATTCTTGTTTATGGAGCTTGCTAATGATGACAATGTTATAGTTAGAAACGTTGGTATCAGAGCTACTGAAGAAGGTATCATAAGGTTATCTAAAGATAACAGAACTTTTTACTGGGCTTCAAATGATAGAAAGTTAATGAACGTACCATTTGATGAGCATCCATATTCAGCTTTAGCCGCTTGGTTTAAAACTGATGAAGGTATGGAAGTATACAACAGTATAGAAAAGCGATTAAATTAATCAAACTGTAGAGCGGTCGCCCTACGGGGCGATCGTAACTACTAAAATTTAAATTATGGAATCAAAAGGATTAGGAGATACAATACATAAAATAACAAAAGCCACAGGCATACACAAGGCTGTTAAAATGATAAATAAAGATAAGGACTGTGGGTGTGGAGATAGAAGAGCTGCACTTAACAAAATATTTCCTTATAAAAAAAAATAAATAATGATAAGTATAGATACAGTATATCAAAAAGTATTAGCTATAGCAAACAAAGAACAAAGAGGTTATATAACACCTCAAGAGTTTAACTTACTAGCTGCACAAGCTCAACAGTTAATATTTGAACAATATTTTTATGACCTAAATCAGTTTAACAGAGCTGGAGGTAACGGCATGGAGTATGGTGATATAATGAATATACTAGAAGAAAAAATAAGCTTTTTTGAAAAATATGGTCAAGATTTAAATGGTAACACCGCTAACAGAGGTATACTACCTGCTGAATGCTACAGGTTGGGTCAAGTACAATTTGGTACTTTTAATACTGATAGTGTAGTTGTTGAAAAGATTAGAGTAAAAGATTTAGCGCAAATACTAAGCGCTCCTTTAACAGCACCAACATTAACTAGACCAATTTACGTTAGGTCTGACAATTCAAGCCATGAGCTAGAATTATATCCAACTGCTTTTTCCGCAGGTAATCGCATGGACCAAGTTACAGTTAATTATGTTAGAAAACCTTTAACACCTAAATGGACTTACACTATAGTTAACGAACAAGCTTTGTACAATGGTAGTGCGTCAGACAAGCAGGACTTTGAACTTCACCCGTCTGATGAAGAAGATTTAGTATACAAGATATTAGAGCTATCAGGTATCATAATGAATAAACCTGGCTTAGTTCAACTAGCAGACAAAGAGGAAATGCAAGGAGTACAAA